CTGCAACTCCGACACGTGCAGACAAGATCCCACTTGGAAAACGGTTTGATTCAATTGCTGTACAATATACGATGCGAGAAGCGGTCGCCGACGGGTATCTTGTGCCGATCTTGCTTGACGTGGCGAAAATTCCTGACCTCGATTATGGATCGATCAGGCGAAAAGACTTTAATGCAGATAGCGCCGGAGCACTGCAAAAAACCCTGATCAACACCCTTGTGCGCGCGGCAATTGACAAGGTTGGCGACCGTAGAACGGTTCATTTCTGGCCAACGGTTGAGGTTTCGATCCTAGCCGCTGACACGTTCAACGAGATTCGCCCGGGGAGTGCAGTTCATGTTGATGGTTCTAAGATGGACGTGGAGGAAAAGGTCCGCCGCATTGCCATGTTTAAATCTGGCCAGTTTCAGCATTGCTGCAACGTAGGTGTTCTAACGGAGGGATACGATGATCCAGGAATTCGCGCTGTATGTATCGAAGCACCAACGGACTCCGCCTCGGTCTATGAGCAAGAGATCGGCAGAGGTACTAGAAACCTTGCTTCAGTGGACAATTATACGACGGCACCTGAGCGCAAGGAAGCAATTGCGACGTCTTCTAAGCCCGATCTACTGGTTGTCGATTTCGTTGGCAACTCTGGTAAGCATCGTCTTGTTAGCGCGCTTGATATCCTCGCTGGCGATGACGTCGATGAGGAGACGCTGGCAATCGCTAAGGAGTCGGTCGAAAAAGAGCGCCTAACGCTAGACGCCGCACTTGACGAGGCGAAGAAAGAGGCGGAAAGGCGGCGCAAGGTGCGCGCCGAGGAAATCGCCAAGGCCGGACGCCTTGAAATGGAGTTCTCGCGCCACGATCCGTTCGGCTTTGAGACGATTCCGCTAAACGGAATTGTGCCAAAGGATCTTGACGTCCCGTCTCCGGAGACGATCTCTTTCCTTAAGAAATTCAGCATTAATACAGATGGCATCTCAGGACGCGAAGCTAACCGATTGCGTCGTGAAGTCTTCGCGCGTCGGTCTGCCGGGCTTACGAGTCATCGGGAAATTTCGATGTTTAGCAAGCTTGGAATTGATGCTAAACCGTGGTATGCTAGGCAGTCAAAGGCAGTTTGCGATTGGATGAAGCAAGACCAGTCCATGAATCAGCGCAAATACTGGCGCGCCCCACCGGCCGAGATTCTTGCTACCATCTTGAGGAAGTCAAAAGATGCTAAATAAGACAGAACAGCGCATTCTTGAACTGTATCAGGAAAACAAGACGATACCTGAGATCGCGCGAATCATCGGCAAGACCTATGCCGGAACAAAGAGCACGATCCATTTCATTCGAAAGCGCGGCGAGCCGTTTCCGCGTCGTAACAAAACAGCGGCGAATATGCCGATTGACATTCCGACCGACGTTGACGGGGATATTGAGAACGGCAAGCGGTGCCCGAAGTGCTGGCTTCTGTTTACCGATCGTTCCGACTGTACGCCAGCGCAATGCATGGCGCGCACCGAGGTTATTTCTGAACACCTGCCTGCAATCGGGCTATTATTCGACCGCGCATACGAGGAAGAATGAGCGCAAAAGCTTGGAAGATTCTAGAAGATCGCGGCTTGCGCGAGGAAAACGGACAGTTCAAGACGCTATGTCCGGCCCACGCTGATAAGAAACAGTCACTTCAGGTAATGCGAAACGATAAGCAAGTTATACTTTTACGGTGCTTTGCGGGTTGCGCCACGGTTGACGTAGTCGAGGCACTGGGGATCAAGATGGGTGACCTATGGCCCGAAGACGATGTTATTGTTCCTCCGCCGCCTGGCAAGCTAATCGCCACCTACGATTACGTAGACGAGCAAGGCGCCACGTTGTATCAAGTTTTGAGGTATGATCCAAAGGCATTCAAGCAACGCCGCGCCAATGGCACATGGAAGCTAGGCGACGTGCGCCGCGTACTGTATCGACTGCCGCAACTGCTTGCGTCAGATCGTCCGGTTGTAATCGTAGAAGGGGAAAAGGACGTTCACAATGTCGAATCTCTGGGTTTCCTTGCGACAACTGTTAGCGGGGGGGTGGAGGGATGGCGATCGGAATTTGCTGATGTATTACGAGGAAGGGTCTGCATATTGCTCCCTGACGACGACGATCCAGGGCGACAGTTTAGCGCGCACGTTGCTACTTGGTTGCCCTATTCCGTTGGGTTGCAATTGCCTGGACTGCAACCCAAACAGGATGTCTCAGACTGGATCGCCAGCGGAGGAACAGCGGCGGACCTAAGGGAACTTGTACGCGGCGCGGCCGCCAGTAAACTTGACGTTGCAACCGCCGTGGCTAAGCGGCTAGGGGCGATCCGGTGAAGTTCATCATAGACGGCATACCGCGAACCAAAAAGAATTCGATGCGTCCGTGGAAACGCGGGAACCGCACGTTCCTTATACCCTCAGCGGCGGCAACGTCGTGGACCGCGTCTGCCGTTCGGCAGTTGCAGGCGCAGCTATGCGCGAACCCAATCGATTACCCCGTGTCGTTGAACGCGCAGATCTACCGCGCGCGTCGCACCGGCGATTTAGGCAACTACTTGGCTGCTATATGCGACGCGTTAGAATCGGCCGAGATCGTTACTAACGACAAGTTTATACTTTCCTTTGACGGATCGCGACTTAAACATGACGCATGCAACCCACGTGTAGAGATAGAACTAACGGAAATGGCCAGCGAATCGTTAGATCCGCCAGCCTAAGAATCGTCCGTTGTCTTGGATGCGTTACGTTACGGATCAGACAAGGCCCATGACAAGCGCCTGGTACAACACGCGCTTACCCGCCTCCGTAAGCGACCATGGTTTCTCTTCGCCGCGCGGGTTCATGTTGTAAACAACAAGTCCACTCGCGAGAAGAATATCAGCCGAATTGCCCTCTCGCGCCGTGCGATAGCCAAGGCGATTGATATTGGCGAGAACCTTGATTTGTGCCTTCGTCGGCGTCTTGTAGTTCGTCATAAATCTAAGATAATGCATTCCTGATCGCCGATCAAGAATTATCTTTCGCGCTACTTCGATTGTGATGCAACCGGACATGAATCAACACACGTAACTACCTCTCCGTGGCTCCCGACGTCCATGCATGGCATGTTCGGGTAACGCGCGCTTCCGTCGAAATTCGTGCACTTGTAATGCGAGCCATCCTCGCATGAATACGTGATCTCGCCCAGGGTAATCGGTTGCTCGCACGCTGGCAGTGGCGAGCATTGCGCGTTGCAGTCGTTGACAATCAGGTATGACTTTCCGGTTGCCGCGTCGATCGCGGTGAACACCGGCGTAGCGGCGTTGCCAGGCAACGTAGCGCATTCGAGCTTGACGTTTAGGTCGAAGCGTCCGCACGCAACCGGCGATGGCAGGATGTTATCGCCACATCCAGTGATCATAGCGCAGGCCAGGGCGAGTAAGAATGCAAGTCGAATCATCATGATTTTCTCTCCTCAAGTCCGATGTTTGCTCTAATGTGCATTGCCGCGATCAGGCACACGGCCTGCAATCGGCCCCACGCGCGCGGATAATTCAGAGTTCCGTCGTCATTCTTAAGCGGCTCTCCAGCCTGTTCCGCCTCCAAGTACTCAACTACTTCGTTCAGCGTTTTCATCGGTTGTCTACTCCGTTCTCGCCGTCTATTTGCCAGTTAGCAGGCAACGTGGAAGGATGCTTAATCGGCATTCCCTCGCAGTCGCATTCGTCACACTTCCCCGTGCACAGTCCACGCGTGGTGTGCGCGTGGGAGTCTGCAGGATGGGGGCAGTTGCAGGTTTTCATTTTCCCGCGCCCGCCGCGCGAAATTGCTCTTTGGCCTTGGACGTCATTACCTTAAGGACATTTTCAAGATTGCGACGTGCCTTATCTCGTGTGCGATACGAAAGAGACATATCGCGCGATTTTTCATAATGCCGAAGCGCATCGGCAACAATCGGGAAGGCTTCCTTGAAACCATCTTTTTGCGTCGTGTTCATGAATCTAAGATAACCGATTCACGATCTCAGATCAAGTAATTAATCGTAGAAACGCGATCGACTCTTCTTTTTTGACGCGGCGTGCATAAGACGAAGGTTCTTCATGAGCCTTTCGTGCTTTTCCGCGTCCGAAATGACGCGGCGCAAAATCGGAATACCGGGATATTCGTTTTTGATTTCGGCGTCCGAAAGCACATGGACAGGCGACGCCTCGTAAGGCGAAGTGTCAAATTCAGAATCAACCATGTAATTGAGTTTTGCCATTTTCAGATCCCTTTCATGTACATATCGCAGTAATGATCGACCAAAAGATCGTTCTCAAGCCTTGTATACGGAATCAACCCGTCGCTTCCGTATGGCGCGATCTTGCCGGTTCTCTTCTGTTCGCGCTTTAAATCTTCGCGATCGAATTCCCATTGCATCTTTTCTGCCAATTCAAGATCGGAATTCTTCATTTCAGATCCCTTCGAAGTAGTCAACCGGACACATGGGTGGGCACCACAGTTCAACGTTAGCCTGTTCCGCCAGCGACAGTGCTACGGAGTATGTGTCTTCGCCTTCGTCGGATCCGGTGTCGAACGTGGTTCCATCGGCGTAGACGAACAGGATTGAATCGTCTGGCGTGATCTCGACTGCAACTAGCACCGGCACCGGCGCCGGCTCCATGCACCCTCCGATGGAACAGAATAGCTCACAATTTTTTGTGTAACACTTATGCTTACAAAGCATGGTTAATTCTCCGTTCCGTCTAGGGGTTGGTACAGATACGCCGCGGTCACCGCCACTACGTGCTGTTGACTCCAGTCGTCGCCACACACGGTTGCGACGATGCCAGCGACGTGTTTTACCGTCTCCGGCGTGTCGATACCTCGGTAAGCAAGCTCGACCCTGGCGGCCTCCCTAAGCTGTTCTAGGCTGTGCATGGCGCCTCCTCTTCTATGCCGGTATCGGTTGCTACGATTCGGTGATCTCCCAGGTGTTCTGGCATGCAATAAAGCCACACGTTGCACTTTGTGCACCGGAACAGCCGAAATCCCTTTTCGTAAAGTTCCACCGGAATTGCTTGCCCATCCGGAGGCGCTGCGGGCCAGAAATCATGTTCGTTCATGAGATCTACTATCGGCGGAACCGGCGAAGGAATCAATACGCCGCGCGTCAAAATCGGTTACCACATGGGTACACATGTCACACCATACAGACAACCGTGTATTTCGCATCGCGGCGTAAAATAGATTTTCACTCATGATTTCGGCTAGTTACGGATGATGCATCGCGCAATTAGGCGTAATCATGACGCATTTCAGTGAGGTCAAGGACTTGCGGAAATTATTCGGCGTCAGTAGACTATCCCCCATGGATCGCGCGGACAAATCAGAAGAAGGCAAAGCCGATGAGTCTTCCGCAAGGAAGATGAATCGGCGACGCATGGACTCCCCAGGCGTTGCTTCGAAGCTTTGGAACTCTGGCAATAATCCGCTAACTAGGATAAGGTTAGGACTAGAGCCTAGGCCACACCGATTGTATGGTGATAAGAAGTGAAGAGCCTGAACCGCAAAGGGGGAATAAGGGTCGACTTGCGGCGCCTTTCCTTCCTTGCGGTTTCTGGCTCACGTACGCGATACATTAGAGCGCGACAATTGAGTCATACATACCTCGCAAAGATTTCATACTGAAACATGCCACAAGAGAACACATTTAAAGCAACCGGCGTGCCCACCGTGCCAGATAACCCGCCGCGCTCCGGTTGGCAGAAGATCAACGGCGAATGGGTTAAGACACAGGTTCGCGATCAAGGGGAAACGCGGATCCCAAATCGTCCCGGCAGGCCGAAACGCACAGTCAGCGAATGCAAGCAAGCTGCACTTGAAATGATCGATCAGTCAGTTTGGAACCTACAAGGATTAGCCGAAAAAGATGGCTTGACAGAATACGAAGAACAGCGTTTACTTAAACTGCTGTCAGGGTTGAACGCCGCGCTTCCGAAAAACGCAGAAGAGGCGCCCATCGACCTTTCGAAACTTTCACCCGATCAACTGAAAGCGATGCTAAACAAATGAGATACAAACACTGTACTACCTGTGGGCAGACTCCGTGTGTCATGCCGGCCCACGAGCGCAACACGGAGCTAGATCCGGAAACCTTCACACAAATGACGTGTAAACATGGATGCTACGCAGATCGCAAGGATCTCTCTGTGGATGAAATTTTCGAAAGGTGCGACACGTATTGCGCCGGGCGCTGGAATGCGACCGAGGGCACCCCGAAACTTCACGTTTGCCACGAGACTGCCAAGGACAACGATCCAGTCAAATCGCCGTCTCACTATATCGGATCCGATGGCCTGGAGGTCAAGGAAGTGATTCGCCAGTTCGATCTTTCCTGGGCACTAGGAAGTTGTGCCAAGTACGTCCTGCGCGCCGGCAAGAAGGGCGACGTGATCGAGGATCTCCGGAAGGCGATCGAGTGCATCAACATCGAAATCGAGAACCGCAGCCGATGAAACAATACGTTAATGGATTCGTGTTTGCGCTCTTGCTTGTATTCTGGTACTGTGCTATTAGGGAGGAGCGTAAATGAGCTATATTTGCAGGCATGGACTCGTGCATGATGACAAATGCGTTATTGCCGGCATGTTCGATGAGGTGCTCTCGGACATCGGTAATCAGCCTGGTTACGTTCCGTTGACCAAGGCGAAACGTGCGGAATTGCTTGCTGGCGCCGACAGTGCGCGACGTGGCGTCCTCTCGATAGAAAATGAGCCACTTTGGAATCACATGGACATGGACCGCGGCATGGGAAGACGCCCGCGCGCCGATATCCTCGAATCGCTCGCCTACGACGACACGGACGGACCTTGATACGCGAAACACTTAACAAACTCTTCCCCAGGGCGCGGGTGGTCTCGAAGGGGGCGCCCGCGCCTCGCATGTGTGCCATGTGCGGCGATACCTCACGCGCGGCTTACGTGCTCGTATACGGCGAAGGATTATTGTGTCGCGCGTGCTTAAGTGCTACTAATGAAACAGGCCCGGCGCGTAGCGTCATAAAGAAAGGGAAGCGCAAATGAGACACTGGCTTAGGGACGTGATTGACTTTTCGGATGAGCCGCACGGGGCGCTCCCAGTAGAGCATGCTGACGAGTGCGACATGTGCGATCCTCTGTGCCAGGAAATCGCAAATAGCCTGGCGCTTGACGGGGCGTTTATTGAATCGGCAGAGCGCGACCGCATGCGTGACCTTGAACGTCACGCGCGAATCAGCGCGAATGCGTTTGACCAATGAAAATCTATCATCTATACGTCTGCGCCCCGAATTCGGTCAACGCGGCTATCTTTGTGTTTGACGATCACGACCAATGCACCGATGTTAAGTTGCAGTTCATGACCGCGCATTACGTTTGCTGGATTAAAGAAGTTGACGCAGAAGACAGCGAAGAAACGACATTTTCGTGACAGACGAACAGACAAAGTGGGAAGAAATCCTAGCGATCGAGGGACTTGCTCCTATCCCTTCGTTGTTTCGCACTACAAACAAGGGAGTTGGCAAGAATAAGTGTGTCGATAAGATCGTGTTCGTGTCGAACCTTACGGCGGGCCGCACAAACGACTCACAGGACGCGCATGTTGACTGCACGCGCACGGAAGCGGCTGACCAGTATTGGCACGATTTCTCGGAGCGCGTTAATACTGCGGTCGGCCTGACGGAACTTGAACAGAGTTTTCTATATCGCTATTGTGAGCACGGAAACCGTAGTCGCGCGGCACGCGAAACAGGAATGCATCGCATGGTGGCGCAACGGTTGGTCGCGAGGTTTTCGAAGTGAACGATTTCTATAACGCCCACGTAACCTCATGGCTGCACTGCCTGTCCCGTGCGTTGATTCCATACGGAGTCCGCAAGAGTGACGGTGAATGGGCGCGCGCACACGGAATGCGCAAGACGTTCGTAACCCCGACGGACATGCGCGCGGCATGGAAAGAGGGACGCTGGTACGCGCCGCCTAAGGTGCTAACGTGATCTTTCGTACTATCCAAGAATCCGATCACAACATGATCCGCGCGTCGTTTGTCGAAACTGCGCGCAAGTCAGCACAGTGTAACGGCGCATCGCCGGAGTTTCTTAGCGCAATGGCGATGCGAGCTATTGAGACTTGTAAGAATGCTACCGTCCTATGCGACGAAGACACTCCAGACGAAATTATCGGTTGGATGATTTGGGACGATCCGGAGAACGTGTTTTGGCTGGCGGTTAAGCCGAGATATCAGGGGCAGAATTTTGGTAGAATGCTACTTAGCAACGCTTACGTAGGAATAGGATTTCCAACTACGTCGCCAGTCCACGTTCCAGTTATCGTAGGCCACGCGCAAGCGTGGGCCGGACGCATGGGTATTCGACTTTCACCTCGGCCCTATATGGTGACACCATGAGCAATGAAATGAGCGATCGTGAAGTAAGGATCCTCGCAGAGATGAGAGGATTTGTAGTGACAAAGAAGGAAGCAAATGAGCAACAAAGAAATCGAGATAACGCCGGAGATGGTAATTCCGGATGGAACAAGCGATGCGTCGCGCTGGGATGCCAAAACCCCGACCATAGAAATCCTCCCAAACGATATGGAAACGTTGGGGCTCGTGACGGCGGTACGGGAGTACCGGAAGCGGGTATTCGAGGGCAAGATAATCCTGTCGGACAACGTCCGAGAACTGTGCTGGGCACTGCACAGGGAAACGGCGCTGATTTGGAGTCAGACGCGATAGCAGACGCGATTAACAAGTGCTTCGAACAAGTGTCGACGATAAGCGGGCCATTGCCGGATTTCGTTGTCTTTGATGGTTATCTACATGAACTTGTTGATGGCGAATACATGCGCGTCTTAGGTCAAAAGGAATATGACGACGCTCTTTTGATTGCCAACATTCGCGAGATTAACCGCTTCTAATGTCGGTCAACGAAAAGCTGTTTATCATCGTCGTGCTTAGCGCGATTGCTTGTTATTTGAGATCGGAGGAATGGTTCTAGTTGCGCAAGCCCAGTAAGGCTGAAATCAACGCCGCAATCAGGGCGGCGCAACAGAAGCTTAAGAAACCGTGGAACCCGGCCGAGATACTTACGCCGCATCAGCTCAAGATCTTCCAAGACAAGTCCGTCTCTCGCGCGCTAGAGGGTACGCGCCAGTTTGGCAAGTCGCTAATTGCAGCGGTTGAGGTAATCGACGCTTCGCTACAGAAGCCCAAGAGCGAAAGTGCGTTCCTTGACTTCGATATCACCCACACCGAAAAGGTGTTGCTTCCGTACTTCGAGGCGTTTCTTGACGAGTACGACGTCAAGGCTACAATCATCAATGGTGAGTTACACTTTGAAAACGGGAGTGTCGTTTATCTGTTCAGCGGTCGCAAAAGCGAGGTAAAGAAACTTCAAGGACTTAAGTTTGCGATGCTGATTCTTGACGAGGTCCAAGACAGCGACGCGCTAGACGAAATCCTTAAACTGGTCCGCCCGGCGTTGATGCGACACCGTGGCAGAATCCTCCTTTGCGGCATTCCGGGGAGAATGCGCGGCATTGGGCCATGGTGGGATATCACCAACGGCAATAAGTCGCACGCATGGTCGCAACATCGCGGCCATATGAACGATAACCCATATCTAACGCCAGAGGCACGCGAGGAACAGCGCGCGGCCGCGTTGATTGACTACGGGAGCGATCAAGATCCTGACTATCTTCGCCATTGGTGCGGACTTTGGCCAACGGAAGATAATGCGCTTCGCATGTTCCGGTACTCGCGCGAAAAGAATAGCTATGAAGGTGCGCCTCCGATCTGTGTTCGCCATTCACTTGGACTGGATCCCGGTGGAACCGTTGACGCTGAGGCAGTTGTTATGGTCGGGTTTGGCAACGGCGACGGCTTAATCTGGCACGTCGACGAAGACGTAAGCGAAAAGCGCCAAGGCGGAGGGTGGGACATTACCGGGGAGCGCGTCGGGCCCATGTGCGAACGCTGGAATCCGGAACGTAGATACTACGATTACGGATCGGTCAAGAAGGGTTCACAGGCATTGCTTTACGCTCAAGACAAGCGCGTGTTTGTCGAACCTGTGCCAGAGAAGGATCCGGAGCAAGAGTCGGTTAGAATCAATAGGCTGTTCCAGCAAGGTAGGCTTTGGATTAAGAAAGATTCAAAGCTGGAAAAGGACTTGCTTTATACGGTCTGGGACGCAAAGTCACTTGCAGCCGGTAAGCCGGTACAGAACAAGAGTGCATACAAGCAGAACGCGTGCGACGCGCTTAGATCTGCGATGTGGGGCGTAGATGGCTATGCAGAACCGCCAACGCCTGCCGCCGTTCCGTTGACAGATGAGCAGCAGTACCGAAAGAAGCTTGAAGCGGCGATTAGCCCCAAGCAGACAATTGGCCCAAAAGATCGCTACGGCGCGATTCTCAAGACGTCAAGTCCCGGTCCATCGGTGACACGGAGATACTAGAGCAACGCATTGCAGTAACATGAAGTCTATTCACGTTGCCGTGTTCTGTCTGCTTGGCTTTGCAGGGTGCGCCACGTCGGGCGTGACGGCACAGGGCGCCGCGCAGGCCGCTTACGACTGCACCGCGCCTAGCATTGCCGCCAACGTGGCCAATATCATCACGGCCATTCAGGACGTGAAGAATGGCGTTGCCGTTCCAGCCGACGTCCAGGCCGCACTGATTGGCGCAGGCGAGGCGGATCTCAGGTGCGCGATCGAAGCCATCGCTAAGCAGTAAGCGATGACTCCGGACGAATTGGATAGCTACGCCGAAGTTATGACGCGGCGTGGAATTTCGTCTTTTACGATTGGCGATGTCGTGATCTTGATGGCTCCGCGCCTTGTAAACGCGGAGCCGACCGTAACGGAAGAGAAGAGACCTAAGCGCGCCAACATGGCCGATGCCGCACTGAGTCTAGCTTAATGGCACAAACGATCGACTTCAATAGCGGCAAGGAAGACATCGGCGATAAGTCGCTTAACCGTTGGTGGTTCTCGGAACCCGGTTCCGTTGCACGAGATCTGACTGACTATTGCGCTCAACTTGAGATCGCATCTCGGCCACGTAGGTTCAAAAACTTCGCCTATCACATTATCGCCACAGGCCGCGCGCCGATCTCGTATGGGTTGGCCATGCCAGACGGTACTTCTCAGGCGAACGGATTTACGTATGCGGGAGACTTGTTCAATGCCGAATATACGCCGCCGTCTGTCAACTATTGCTCGCTTGCGAATGACATTTTCGCTAATCGTGTTTGGGCTGAAAGACCGTTTCTCGAATGGCTTCCGGTTGCAGACGATGACACAGACTTGCGACTCGCATGTCAGCAGGCAACGTCCTATACGGATGCCCTATTCAATGACATCCGCACGTGGGATGTTATGGCTGCAATCGGCAAGGATTCTGGGATTGTTGGTACCGGATGGTTTAGAGTCGGTGATTCGGGACCGCATAAACTAGACGTCACGCGCATTGACGACGACTGTGTTCTCCTTGACCCGTCGGCCGGAGAGGAACCGCGTAACTTCCAGTTGCGCCTGTTTCTCGATCGTCACTGGCTGATCCAGCAATTTGCGAAGGGCAAAGACGCCGACAAGATCGAGGCGGCGCTTAAGAACGCTCCCGGTTGTCGTTTGGGGTTCTTTCAGTTGCCCGTTGGCTACCTTGATACCCTTGCGGTGATCGAGGCTTGGTACTGTTCGCGCAATGACGAACCGGGGCGCCACGTCATTTGCTGCAATGACGTCGTGCTGCTTGACGAGCCATATGAAGACGAAGAGCCGCCGATCGGCTCGCTTAAGTATGAGCCAATCGCGGGATCTGCGCGTGGTCGCGGCCACGTAGAAATTCAGCTTCCTATTCAGCGCGAGTATGACCGAATCACCGATAACCTTGCACAGCAAGAGCGCGTGATGGCATGGGGACGCGCGCAGTCAAAGAACGGCAACGGCGTAGAAGAAACCGATATCGTCGGAAACTCGCTAATCGTCTATAACCTTGAACCGGTGAAGTTTGATCCGGGCATTGCCCCGCCTCAACAGCTTTATAACCGTCTCAAGGAGCTTGGCGCCGACTTGCTTCTGTGCGTTGGTCTGTCTCAACAGCAGGCACAAGGAACGGCAACGCCCGGTGTAACCGCTGCAGTTGCTATGCAAAGCGAGATGCAAATCAGCGACGTTCGCCATAAGGCGCTGTTTCTTCGCCTTGAGGGTGCGGTTGAGGCACTTGGAAAGAAGATTATCGCAAAGGCAAAGGTAACGCAGCCGGTTGTTTACTCGCGCGGTCGCAAGATTGACTTTACGTCGGTCGAACGTGCACTTAAGAACGGCTTTCTCCGCGCGTACCCGATCTCTGGACTTCCTCAGTCTATCCCCGCTCGCAAGCAAGAGATCACCGATAGGTACAAGAACGGGCAGATTACCAAGACGCAATATCAACGTTTGCTTGGCATGCCGGTTACAGACTTCGAAGGCGACGAAGAGACTGCGTCGATTGATCTGATTTACGCGCAACTTGATAAGATGGAAAACACCGGCAAATTTGAAGCGCCGTTGCCGGTGTCGGATCTTGTTAGTGCTAAGGACATTGCGATTAAGAGGTATTCGATCCGCCAGCGCCAGTCATTGCAAGAGGGTTCGCGCGTCAAGAAACGCACGCTTCAATTGCTTGCGCAATATATCGAGCTTGTGCAGGAGCGCATTGATGAAATGACGCCTACGCAGCAGGCGCAAGCAACGCCGCCGCCGCCAGCGCCAGCGCCGGACGCCGGCCAACCTTCCGATGGCGCGGCGGGTCAATCGTCTGCTACTATAGCGCAGTAGGCCGCTTGGCCCGGAGGTTAATTGTCAAAGCGAATCGGTCGCGTGCATTGCGTATTGCCCGATGGCCAGGTTAGACCGGGAGTCGATCTCACTCACTGGAAATGGATTAGCAACTACATCGCAGCGAAGCGCCCGGACGTAATCGTTAACATTGGCGACTTCGCCGATATGGTTTCGCTCAATAGCTATCAAGTTGGCAAGGCAGACGCGGAGGGTACGCGATATGAGTCCGACATTAAATCAGCTAGATTGGCTATGTCGTATCTCATGCGATCTTTTGCTGGTCTGCGCGGGTACCATCCTCGGTTGGAATTTACGCTTGGCAACCACGAAGACAGAATCACAAGAGAAGCGCAAGACAACCCGAGATTGATTGGCACGATTTCGGTTGACGATCTTGGATACAAAGAGCACGGATGGAGGGTGAATGACTTTCTCAAAATCGTCAACATCGATCGCGTGGCTTACTCTCACTATTTCATTTCGGGGTCCATGGGACGACCTGTTTCCAGCGCTGCGGCCCTGCTACGGACTAGACAGCAATCATGCGTAATGGGTCACGTTCAACGGATCGATCTGGCGGTTCATCCTTTCACGCAAAACATAGCCCTTTTTAGTGGAATTTGTTACACGCACGATGAAAATTACTTGACCCCGCAGGGCAACAATACAAAGCGTGGAATTTGGATGCTAAACGAAGTAGCAGACGGCACCTTTGATCCTATGTTCGTTAGCTTGAACTACCTACGCCGGAACTACGCGCGTTGATGATATCCGACGAAGCTTTGATCGTTGTCGTTTACGACGCGCTTTCGGTCGTAATGGATGCTTCGCGCTCTCAGAAGGATCGCGAGCTTACTCTTAATTGGATCTGGACATTGCTTAAGCAACTTCCCATAGAAGCTATCAAAAAGTCTCTCAACCCAAGCTAAAGGTGTGAAATGGCCGACTCAATCCCCGTTGCTGCCCCCGATCCCTCTCCCGCATCAACGCCCGTTGCCGAAACCGCTCCCGCGTCGATCGGGTTTACCGCCCCTGACGCAACGCCGCCCGCGCAAACCGAAACCACCGAAACTCCCGTTGTCGAAACGCCCGCCGCCAAGCCGGTAACCGATTCGCCGGCCGCAATCAAGCTTGCCGCAAAAGCAAGCAAGGAAGCCCGCGACGCGCGCAATCAGCTTGCCACGGTACAAAAGCAACTTGACGATCTAAAGGCCGCGTCCGGCAGTTCTAACAAGTCTCAAATTGAGCTTGACGAGATCAAGGCTAACCCGGGTAAGTTGCTTAGCATGGGGCTTACTGCCGATCAGATCCTCAAGGCCGTTCTTAATCCCGACGGATCAGAGAAGCCAGCCGATCCGGCAATCAAGGCACTTGCCGACGAAGTTGCCGCGCTCAAGGCTAAGAACGAGAAAGATACGAAGGATGCCGAGGAACGCGCCACCAACGCCAAGAAAGAGGAAGAGTCGGCCGTAACGAAACGCGCCCACGAGAAGGTCGCTGGCCATATCTCTTCCCTTGCGGATGACTTCCCGTTTGTCGATGCCGATGATGCGGAGGCCATCACGAATAACATTGTCGATTGGTGTGATAAGAATAACTATCGGATCCGTGGAGACGAAGACGTTAAACACTTCGTTAAGCAGGCTGCTAAGCAGTTGAACGATTCTCGCGCAAAGCGGTTCGGTCCGCGACTGCAAAAGAAGAATGACAACGGCGAGCAACGCATTGCATCCAATGGGGGCATCGGCTTTACCGATGGCAAGAAACCCTCATTGACTCCGGCCATAGCAGCGGCTCCCACGTCACTCACTCCACAATCTAGCCCGCTTCCCACCCCTCGGAAACATTTCGAGATTGGTTTTACGAAGTAGGCAAAACTAACAAAGGACCCTTCCCATGGCTGGTATTTTCACTTCCGCTGAGGCGGCCGCTCTTGAGACCCGCGCTATCGAAAAGTACGCTTCCGACATCTACGCTCCCAATATCTACCTGTCGCGCATTGGCCGCAAGAAGCTTGGTGGCAAGCGGCATGAGTTTAGCGTCAAGCTTGGCGGATCGGGCGTTTCGCGTTCGTATTCCACCGGTTCGGCGAATGCCGTTGTGGTGGGTCGCGTCGAAGGCGTTGCAGTTCCCCAGGAAGTGTTTTCGTTTGCCATGGTGAATGGCCCCGGTGCCCGTTCCGCCGCTGGCAAGGGTGATAGCCGCGTCGATCTGTTTGCGGACGCGGAGAGTGATGCTCGTGGGCGCGGCGCGATGGTTCTTCAGCACTTGCTGATTATGGGTCGCGGGTATGGCGAGATGAGCTATGTTTCGTCGGTTACCGGCACGACCGGCGCCGTTACCGTGACGCTGGTTAATCGTCGCGACGCGCGTCTGTACAAGGCTGGCGACGTTATTACGGCGGCCGCCACCCCGGACGCCGCGCTTGACGCCGCCTCTGTCACTCTGACGAAGGTTGACGTTGGCACGGGCATCCTGTCCGGCAATGCCTCGGGAGGCTCCGTCGCCGCTTGGGCGGGTTATGCCATCGCCATCAGTGGCATGCTGTCAAACAACAGCGGCCGCGTTGCCCCCATGGGCCTGGTTGGTCTTCTGACGCGCACGGCGGGCGACCTTGCCGCCGCAGCGATTCAGGGATTGCCCGACCGCACCACGGATGCGGTCATGCTGGCCGGCCACAACTTCTCGCTGGGAACGTCCAGCGTCGAGGATGCGGTAGACACGATGTATGACGAGATCACGACCATTTCTGGCGCGGATCCCGATCTGGTCCTGATTTCGACTGACAAGTGGCGCCAACTTCAGCAGGATCGTAGTGAGAAGCAGTTCGAGATTATCTCGATTCCCGGCCGTGGCTTTGATGAGTCCGTGTTCAGTAACAAGGCGCTGGCCATGCTGACTTCGAAGGGCAAGAAGATTGCGATTATCGGATCTCCCGACGTGAACAATACAGACATCTTCATGCTCGATACGGACTGGATTGATTGGGTTTCGCCGTTCCCGGTTCCGTTCGCGTCTGCGGATATGGTCGATCGTGGTTGGTTCTCGCTGGCTCCGGCCGGCACGGACGCTTACAAGAACGTTCTGGTGGCGACCGGTGAGCAAGTTTGCACCGCGTTCGGGTTCCAGGGCCACGGTACTTTCACTAGCTAATTATCCTCCTTAGAGCGGGCCAGCTAAGACCTGGTCCGCCCTTTGGAACCAAAAGAAAGGACCATGTAACCAATGCCCAACAATTCATACACCCACACCAATCTTCGCCTTGAAAAGCGATACAGCTTGGTGTTTGTCTCCGGCGCTTCAGGCGCTGTTCCTGCTACGTTCGTTCGCGGCAAGGGAATCAAGTCCGTCACTCGCAACTCTGCCGGCAAGTATACGATCGTTGTCACTCGCAACGGTTCGGATCTCATTGACTTCGACGCCTTTGTCGAGCAAGCGTCGTTTTCCCTCAGCGGCGCGGTGTGGGGTTGCCTCATTTCACAGAACGTTGCTACCGCTGGCGGAGGAATCGTTGTGCAGTTTGTTACGGCGGCCGGAGCCGCCGTCGATCCGACCACTGGCGACACGGTCAAGGTGAACTTCAATATCAAGCACAGCGCGGGATTGCTGTAATGTCCCTCGCGGATAAGCTGTCTGGAATGAATTTTACTAAACCCGACGACTATTCCGCGCCGGACGAAAAGGAGTCTGATTCGGAAGAGTCGGGCGAGGCAATGACACGGGAAGATCTCGGTAGCGCGCTCAAGGATGCGTTTGACTCCGGTAGCGGCGCCGCGATTTTCGAGGCTATCCGCAAGATCATTGACACGCCCGACGCGGAGTAAAGACAATGTCGGTTACCGGTGCCGACCTTATCGCGACCGTTCGGCAGAAAGCAAATGTCGAGCGGTCGCGATTCGTATCTGACCTTGAGATACTTGGATTCTGCAATGACTCCATTGCAGAGCTTTGTGATATCGTAACCAACGCGAGCGAGGGTTATTTTTCGAAGCAAGCAACGTTCACGCTTGCTAGCGGCGCAAGCTCTATCGGCATCGCACAAGCGGTAACGGGCGTTGCTCCCGATCCGGCGTTCCCGGTTGTAGGCGCCACGCCCGACGGTAACCGCATTGTTCCGGAACCACCGGGCCCGGTGTTTTCGTCTACCGTTGGCACGCAAACTATTGCCCAATTCTTTGCGGTAGGCGGGACGGCTTCTAGCAACGCTCCGCTGCAATCGTTTATCCCGCCAGCCGGACGCGTCCTGTCGATTTCACTTAATCCAACAACCACCGTTCCAGTTGGAAGTAACGTTGCCATTTACAAGAATGGCGTCCCCACTGACATCGCGCTGTTTATCTCGGGGGGGGCGAGCGGAACTCAGAACTTCGATGAGACCAACTGGTCCGCTCCCGTGTATTTCAACGGCGAGGATACGATGGATCTCATGATCCAGTCAAACACTGCGCACTCGGCGTGGTTGTTCGAGTGCGAGACGGTTTATCAGCTTTCACAACCAAAGGGTGACTTTCTAAAGGAACTTGCGCTTAGCTACACGAGAAGCGGTCGCACGGTTGAGATTCCTCGCCTTGCTTCCCTTGCGGACAGGGGTCGCGTTGGAACGCCCCACTTTTGGATCGCTGGCAATACGATTAGTTTCTATCCCAAGGAGAACCTTCCAACTGGCGTCATTGCGCTTGACTACGATCCAAGCATTCCGGTTCTTACCTCGGAAGATACGTTACCTGCGGAGTTCGAGCGATTCCGCGACTTCGTTGAACTTGGTGGCGTCATTGCCGTTAAGGCAAAGCGCGGCATGTCCGACGACGTTGCACAGTTCTCGGCAAAGCAGGCGGCGGTTCGTTCTCGTGTCATCGCATCAGTGACCCACCGTAAGCGCGGCCCGCGAACGCTGTCGCCACCCGACAAGGATCGTACTGATAATCAATTCTACTATCGACGTTGGTACAACGGTCTTTAAGTGCGTAATCCCTTTAATCAATTCAGGATTACCAAGACGGACGTCGATCAAGTCAACCGTGAGTTTGATCTGGTGCGCTCTGCGTTCGATGTCATCGGAAACCTGATCGACGGCATTGGAACGGTTAAAGGAGCCAAGGGTGATACCGGCGCAACGGGAGCAACGGGGGCAAACGGAACGAACGGAACTAATGGTTCTAACGGAACTAACGGCACAAATGGAACCAACGGAACAAATGGCGTAGACGTTGGCGGATTTGTAATTAACTGGTCCTTCGGTATGCATCCTGATACCTATGGCGACGTCTTCCCTGTCGCGACAGAATCGGACCCTCAGTTTTTCTTTAACCAAACCGCGTGGGGAGGACAATATACGTCATGGACGTTTGCGAATGGTGGCGGTAACACAATCGTCACCAATTCAGCGGGCCAACAGATTATAGAATTTCCCGTCAACGGCGGCCCATGGTCAAAGTGTGACTTGGTGGTTAAGTTCTGGGAGGCGTTGCCGAATAACAGCAGCACTGCCTCCGGGTTTCTGTATGTCACCAAGAACAGCGGCGCGCTTACGCCAGTAACAACCGGCGCGTCTATTGGCATGGCCGGCAACGGCGGCGTTGGTACGCTATCGCCCGGTGGTACTCCGATCGTTAGATCGTCGACCGGTAACGCGATCTCATTTTCTGCCGGTGATTACATTGGCTTATACTTCACTGGCGACACGGGTTATCGTACGCACCTTCCGACTGACTCTCGCTATCGGTTTACTGCAACCGTGAGACTATACAACTAATGCCAACGTCGCAAATCGTTGAATGCCCGATCCTTGGCCCTAACGAGCAAGCGCCGGATACGGCGGCGCCCCCTGGACGCATCGCAAGGCTTTCGAATGCCGTGGCAACCAAGTTTGAGAATGGACGTCTCAAGGTAGGCGCGCGTGATGGTTTTGCACAACTTACTAAGCACGTTTCCAACCCAGATCCTACGGGTTTTGGCATCATTTCGACCACCGGGTTCACGTCGCCACCTACGCTGCTGAGTTCATTTCGCAATCAGTTGTCGGTAGTCGCTGGCGATAAACCGCACGTTCTGGCCGAGGATTCCCCGTCATGGTCACAGTTCCAGTATTCGCTTAACACGCGATCGTTGCGCCAGACGCCGTTTTACACCGCTACGAATTCCGTGTCATGTCCCGATGCAGCGTGCATTGGCGATGTCGTTTGTTACGTATGGAAACAAACCAACGAAACGACCGACATTACGACCGCGTACGTTACGATCCGAGACAAAGACGGCACGCCGCTTCGTCTCCCCACTGGCCTGGCCGACAGTGCCACCAACGCCCCGGTTGCGATCAAGGTAGTCCAAGACGGTACGTATTTTTGGGTGTTTAACAGCGCGGGTACCACTATGCAGGTGTTCGTCTATGACACCACTGGCGCTCTACTTGCGCAGACCACGTTCGCTACGCTTGCGTTTGTCGAGGGTCCGCCGAACCTTGCCGCAAGATGGGATGTTGTGTGTGAATTCGATAACGTAGTCCGTTGGTTTGGCCCGACGTTTTCCTGTCCCGCCGCGCTGTATCACCTGACGTATTCTTCTGGAATCGTCACGTCGATGTTGCACGATCTGACAGTTCCAACATCTGGCACCGATGCATTTGGGGCGATCGCGTGGCTATCGAACGCGACCGACGTTAACCATAGCTATCTCGCGCTGTACAGCTATACCGCTGGCCTATACGTTTTCTCCGTTGCAAACAATGGCGCATTTGTTCACCGTTACACCGTCCATGCAGCCGCAGGAACACTTGACGCGCTACAGTTATCCGGATACGTCGATGCGTCCCTGACGGTGCACGCGCTTGTTTCGATCCAATCATCGCCAGTCAACTGGACAGACGCTTACCACTGCACCACGTCCGACGTTGTAACGCATGAATTGCGCTACACGATCACGGTTGCGTCGCGTAGCTTTCTGCTTGGTACCATTTGGACCAATATCGTTTACTACGACGACGGTAGTAGCCAGCCGACGTTCTTTCTTTACAACTGGTCCAATGGTCAAATGATCGGTTGCTGGTCACATGGATTTGCGGCGCAAGAGTGGCAGAATTCACCCACTAGCCAAGGATACCTTTCGCGTAGCAATTTCTCGGTTCCGAGTCCGTACCTTGCCAATGACGGCGGGATCCATTTTGCCGTTGGGTACCTCGCGGAGACTTTTGTGCGCGGGGTTCAGGAGCTTACGGGCGCGGCCAATGGCAAATTTCAGCAGGTAATTGTTGACAAGTGGGTGTCGGCCGTTGGGCTTGCGGACGTTGAAATCGGAACCGACGGAGAAGCGGTCGAATACGCCGATACGCTGCTAATGCCTGGCCCGCTAGCCAATGACTTTACCGGCTCGCAGTTTCAAGAGGATGGCTTTTGCCTTTACCCTTTTGCTGCCACTCTGACGCCGAGTCATTCGGACGCCGGTAACCTGACGCTACTTGGTTCGTATACGTGGATCTTTTGTTGGGCATGGAATGATAGCAACGGCAACCGAATTCGATCGCGTCCAAGCGATCCGTATAAACTCACGTTGACCGGAACGCAAAACATCGTCGAGATCGACGTCAACACTTTGTTCATGACGAACAAGTCAGACGTCCAACTTGAGGTTTACCGATCTTACATGGCGGCCGGCGCCGAAAGTTCGGAGCGGCGCAAAATCACGGACGATCTTAAGCCCATCTTAAATGACAAGGCGTCACCTCAGATTCATTACGCCGACAACGTACTTGATTCCGTTTGTGAGAAGGGCCAGGAACTTTATACGGACAAAGGCCTCTTGCCGGTCGACGCTTGTCCGGCGTTCTCTTCTGGTTGCGTATTCGGCGGGCGCGTTGTTGTCGTTGGATTCGACGGAACGCTGTATTTCTCTAACGAAAAGCAACCCGGGCGGCCGCTTGAATTCAACATTGACACGCTTCGAATGACACCGCCGTCGTCAGATCCGATCGTCAACGTCAAGGCGTTGGATTCTTCGCGCGTGATCCTATTCTGTGAGGGTAGCGTTTGGGAATGGAACGTTGGTCAACTGCCCGGTCCCGATGGACTCGGCGGAAATATTATCACGCCAACCGTGTTACAGGGCTTTGCCGGCTGCACCGGAAAGGCATTTCTTACCAGCGATGGCATTGTTTACTCGTCTTCCAATGGCCCGTGGATTTGCACCCGCGCGCTTACGAATCAGTTTATCGGTGCTCCAGCGATTGACGATCTTGAGCACAAAACGATCCTTGGATTCGCGCAGGACGACGATCAACGGTTGCTAATCGGCGTTGCCGGTTCGCTTGTGCCACAGGTAATGCGCGATGCGATCTCGGGCGTATGGTCAACCTTCGCACTGCCAAGCATTACGCTACTTGTTCACGCGTGGCGCGGCCACCTTTGTTACGCGGACACTGATTCCGTTCGCGTACAGCAAAAGGGATCTTACGTCGATACGGACTCGCTTGGAACGTACCCGATTGAAATGGACATTCTCACCGCACCGATTCAAATCGGCACTATCAAGGGAATGAAAGTCCTATGGGACACGATCCTGACCGGCAAGTACCTAGGTCCTCATCGTATACTAGTTGACTTTGACTATCTCACGGAAGACGGAACAGTTTCCGAGTCATTCAACGAATTGCCATCGTCCGACGGTGGTATTTATGGGTTTGGACTTTATGGTGAATTCATCTACGGTGGAGGAGGCAACCCTCAGTATGAACTTGAGTTTCAGCCCATTGTCCAAGAGATTGAGTCCGTGACGATTCGCGTACGAACCGACTTCACGGGGATTGACTCGCCTGGACAGTCGTTTGAACTAGAGCTTTTCAGTTTCCAAATTGGCGTTGACAGCAAACTTTCCCGCGTACCACCGTCGGTTAGGCGCGGACAGTCCTCCTAAGCAACGCTTTGCAGATACAGGATAAACCATGGGTCTAACCGATTACCTTTCAGGTGTTCCGATTATAGGCCCCGCGTTTCAGCCCACGCAACAGGCGCCGCAACAGCCGGGGGTAAACACCGCCACGCCGCCCGACATCTCGCGCCTGCGCAAGGACCCGACGACGGGTCAAATGGTCGATCCTGTCACGGGTACGCGGTATGACGGTGTCACGCTTGATGCCATCGGCGGCGTTTCTGCGCCGGCTGTTGTTAACCCGAACGTCGCAACGCAGGTAGCAGGCGCTAGCGCAAATTCTCAGGCAATCCTTGCCGGCCTTGCCGGGGCGCAGCAGAATCAGCAGAAAGCGGCCAACGGCCAGCTTGATCAAGTCCAGTCTCTAAACGGAGTTATCGCCGGTACCGCTCCCTCGGTTGCCGGCGCGCAGATTCAGCAGAACCTTGGACAGATCGCGGCGCAGCAGAACGCCGCCGCATCTGGAATGGGCGGACAGAACGCGTTTGCGGCGCGACGCGCGGCCGCTGCTAACATTGGCAACGCGCAAACCGGAGCGGCGCAAGCGGCTGCCATCAACCGCGCAAACGAGATCAACGCCGCGCAAGGTCTTAAGGCGTCGACGTTGCAGAGCATCGCAGGAAACGCCAATACAGAGGCTAATACCGCGATCGGCGGCGCCGCCACGTTCGGCGGTCAAGCCTTGAATGGCCAAATGGGCATCGAAAAGCTGAATAACGAGACTAACACCAATAACGTTAACGCCAATAATAATCAGAAAGCTGCAATTATCGGCGATATCTGGGGCGGCGCGACTAAGGCAATCGGTTAATGGCTGATATCGGTGTTCCGGAGATCCAAGTCCCGGCTACCGGCGTTCAATACGCCGCGCCGGGCGGGCAAGTGCCCGTTAGTAGCGTCACTGACCCGACAGCGCCAGCGGCAGCAGCGCCCGTTGACCCGCTGGCGTCTATCCCATCTGTCTATCCCCCCGGCGCCGCGCCCGCGGCGCTGCCAGACCTTCCGGGAGGCGTTCCTAATGTCCCGGCCACCGTTGCCCCGGCTTCGCCCGTTCTGCCTCGCACGCCCGCGCTAAGCGCGCCGGGCATCGATACGGCGGCGCTTGAACGCGCCCGTCAGTCCGACCTTGACGTTGGTCAGGCGCAACTTGACGCAGGGCAGGCCAAGGTAGCAGAGAAAGGCGCCGAGTCCGAAGGTGCCGCGCAAGTGGCACAGCAGGAGCGCAATGACGCGATCGACGTAGCGGCGGAAAATCAGGCGCAACAGGACGGGATCGCGCACGCGCGCCAAGCGGCGGACGCGGCACAGCAAGAGGTGAAGGACTTCAAGTTCCATGACTACTTCGCGGACAAGTCAACTGGTAGTCGCATTGTCGCCGGTTTGGGTGTTCTGTTTGGTGCATATGCTCATGGCATTGCAGCGCGCACTAATCCCGCTGCTAGAAACATCGCGCTTGATGCCATCGACGCCAATATTGCTCGCGACTTCGAAAAGCAGAAAGAGCAACTCAAGACGAAAGAGAACTTCGCGGCGTACAAAGAGAAAGGCGTAACGGATCTCGCGCAGCAGTATAAAGACGATCTGGCGCGTCTGCAGATCAAGCAGTCCCTTGCGCAGAAGGCCGTTGCCGACGAGGCGCGATCGCAGTTGCTAAAGACCGGCATGTCGGCCGTTGACGCCGAGAATAACGTAATCGTAAAGCAGTTTGCGGCCAAGGCGGACGATTCGTATGCTAAGGGTTTCCAGCAGCTTGCGCACGACAAGGCGATCGAAAGCCTTGAACAAAAGAAACTGAATGTTCAATATTCTGTTCTCGGCGAGACGCGACGCGAACATGATTTACAGCACGACGATAAGGTCGCCGCAAGCGAAGCAAAGGTAGCCGCCGCGAAGGAAAAGGAAGAGGCGGCAAAGGACCAGCGTACCGTGCAGCTAAACGACGGGTCCGATCTTACGTTGCCATCGGCCAGGGCCATTCCTCAGTTTGTCGACGGATACAAGACGCGAACGCAAGCAGTTGGCAAGCTTAAGCACTTGCTGTCTAACCTTGAGGCTAACCCGAATCCATGGGGCGCCGATGCGGTAGCAGATCGTGAGCGCCTGCTGAAAGACGCCAATATCGCGATCGGTTCCATTTCGTCAATGGGAACGTCGGACCATTCGACTCACCTTGAACTTGGATCGCTCGGTCCCGCCACGGGGCGACGGTTGCCGTTCGTGCAGGCAAGCCCCGACGTTGCGATTAAGGCCGTCAAGGAAAAGATCGCAGAGATCGACGGTGGAACGCAGCAGATCATTTCGACGTATCGCAAGGATCGGCCGAAAGAGGAAACCGATAAGGTTACCGCTACGGGCGCTGATAAGTCGGCCGCCAAGCCGGTTGCGTCCGCCGATGTCGAGGCCGTAAAATGGGCATATGCTAATCCGAATGACCCGCGCGCTAAGGCGATCAAGCTCGCCAACGGAATCAAGTAATGGCGTTTGATCCCGACGCGTATCTGGCGGAGAAGTCCGCCCCGGTGGCGCCCGTCGCTTCTGCGCCAGCCTTCGATCCCGATGCCTACCTCGCATCAAAGAAGCCAGCGGAAACGCCGGCAGAGTCGCCCGGTATTCTGTCGCGCATTGGATCGACGATCGTTGATACCGCCAAGGACTTTGCTGGCGGCGTAAATATATGGGCCGGCGAAGCGTTGCCGGTTGATGTTCTCGACCGTGAAGGATTTCATGCGCCACGCGGGGCCAAGGTCCCCCTTTCTGGACTTGCGGAAGGTTCGAAACGTCGCGAGCTTGAACGCGGTGCAAGTGACATGTTGCTTGGCGCACCGGAGAAATTCGTCAATTCAATATCGCCAGATTATGCGGCTAGCGGGGAGCAAGACGCGAAGAATGCCCCGGGGTATCGATCCGCTGGCGGCGTTGGCGCGATGGCATTCACTGGCCCGCTTGACCTTGCAGGCGAAGCGGTGTCCGCTGGCGCGAAGTCGGCAGTCAAAGCGATCGCTGGCGTTGCCGAAAAGAAGATCGTAAACAACCGTGCGGCGGATATCATCGCTGGCGCTGGCGGCGCCGCAACGAAGGGTGAACGTAAGGCACTGCTTAGCGCGGATGAACCGGTCAAGGAAATGCTAGCAACACCGGCCGGCGAACAGATCGCGAAAGAGGCATACGCGGATCCTGCTACCGCCGCGAAAACTGCAGGCGATTGGATTTCCAAGGTCAACGAAACCCGTGCGCCCGACTATGGCACGATCGATAAATATATGGGCGGGTGGAACCCGCATGATGCGTATGATTTTGTCATGGCCAAGAAAGCACTTGTCAAGACTGGCGAACCGGAAAAAGAAGTCGCGCTACAGTCGCTTGCCAACGAAATCAAGAGGGGATACAAAATTGAAGATGCTACCGCGCCGACGGTAGCAGAGTCGGCGCCGATTGCCCGTGAGATCTCTCCAGAAGTGCAGTCGCGCGCCGCTAAGTCGCTTGATGACATCATGCGGTCGCGCGCCGGGCTTTCCGCAAAGCAAAAGGCAATTACCCCGTCACAGCTTGCGCGCGAATCAATTCCCGAAGCGGTAGGATCTGAGGAAACCGCTCAACTCACGTCGCCAAACTTCACTCCGCCTAAGCCTGGAATCTCTGGCGATCCCAATGCCGGATATTCTCCTGTCGGTGGAATCGAAACACCAACATCAGAGAATGCTACGGCGCGAATTAGCAGAGAACTTCCGGGAATCCCCGGGGAAAATCAAAAGTCTGTCGAATTGCGCGACTTTACTACGCGACTGCTTAAGAAAACTGGCGACACGGAAAAGGACAATGCCGCGCGACTGCAGCACGACGTTATGCATGAGTTTCTAGACCAGCACCTCGACGCCGCTGCCAAGATCGATCCAGCCGCAAAGGAAGCGGTCGAGCGTATTCGCGAAGCATCTAGGAACACGATGGCGCTTTACAAGATCAAGAATGCACTTGAGACACGCGCAACAAACAAGGCGATCTCGGTTGCGAAAGGCGCCGGGCTTGGCGCTACCATCGGCTTGGTAGAAGGCGTGGCGAACGGGCGCGATCCGGTTGAGTCTGCAGAGCACGCAATCAAGGGCGCGATTGCCGGCGCCGTGTTACATAAGGGTATGCCACTTGCTCGCCATGCCGGAAACGCCGCCATCGGAGTGGCGGGGAAGCTAGCCGGCAAGGTTCCCGTTCCGTCGGGGCGTATGCTTTCGCGCGCTGCGAAGCTTTCGGAGATCGCCGGTAATGAAAAAAGATAACACCGCGCAAGCGGAGATCGACGCCGAAAAGACGTTTGCCGTCGTTGGCGTCCGCGCTGTCATTTCGAAGCAAACTGAACGAATCACCGCGACAATGCGGAATAAGATCGCTACGTATGACAAGATCGTGGCGGCGCACGCGAAAGCATTGATTCAAGATGAAATCAAATGCACTTGGCCAGTGCCGCCTAATTACGATCCGATCCTTGACGATCTGTCGAGTCCGTTTAACGAAACGCAATTGCATGATATGATCAACCGTCTTCCGACGGATATTCAGTCGCATTTTCAGACTATGGCGCAAAAGGCATTCTCTTACCTTTTTGCGGCACTCCCAAAGAATGCTATCGCGTCGTATGCCGGTAGCACGAACCTTCCGATCGATGACATTTCGTGGTTCAAGTTCTGTAATGTGCTGCGCGTGCTAGAAGATCCGTTGCAGGTGTTTGAACTAATCTCGGCGGCGGCGCTTACTAAGTCGCAAGCAACCGCGATTAAAACGATCTATCCGTCTATCGCGTTGATGACTGAAGTTGCGATTCAATCGGCGGTTACGAATGCTCGCGCGAAGTCTCCGAAGGGCGATCCGTATGAACTGCCGTACAAGGCAGAGCAGGGACTAAAGACCTTCCTTGGTATGCCGATTACGGTGCCGGCGTATCAGGACACGTTCGTAAAGCCTGACCAGACGAAAGATCAACAGCAGCAGCCATCGCGGGCGCAACTTGATCCAGGCGCAGAAATGTCACTTACCTCGGCTCAACAGATTCAATTCCCGAAGGCATAGGAGCAACGCTTTGCAGTAACGTGGCGCATATAAACGCGTCCGGAAAGATGTCAAATGTCTAGACTGCAAACGGGAATTCTGCTTGACTTCCAGGCTACCGCACTCGCGATTCTAAGCGGCACCGCCAGCGGTACTACTCCAATCGTCGGCCCATGGGTCAAGATTGACTCGGTCGATTCGCTTGACGTCACATTCGTTACTGGCTCCACCACCAATGTAACTTGGTCGGTTCTGTTTTCTGCTACCGCCAACGGAGCGCAACCGTTTGCCCCGTCGACTACCCCGGCGTACCCGACGGGGACTAACCAGAATTCGTCCGTTAACATTGCAATTGGCAACGACATTGCCAAGTACGTGCAGGTTACCGCCACTCCCAGCGCCGGAAGCCAGGCCGTTTCCGCCACACCAACGATGGTTTATGGTAAGCCGGCGATCATTCCGCACACCAAAGACACCGGCGTAGTGTTCGATTGCCCGGCGTCCGCTACCTTGGCCGGGCAGGTTACGCTCGAATACAGCGCGAACTACAACCCGGGAAACCGCGATCTCGGCGTTGGAACGCTTCCAAAGAATACCGTTGCCGATCCGGCTATCTGGTTCCCTGCTACCGACGTAACCGATACGCCCTACGTGATTCCCGCGCTTGTCGCGTCCACCGGACAGACGATTGCGCTTCGGCTTGGACGCCTTGAATTCATCGCAATGCGTGCGCGATTCGCACCATCGGCCGGATTCGGTCGTTATCGTGGCGTTTACAATTCCAAGGCTTAATCATGTCGATTAACTTGCTTGGATCGATCTATGGTTCGGGACGGCGTACGCCAGTCCTGATCGACTCACAAACACTTGCCGCCGCAACTGGTTTTACATCGGCGTCGTTTGTTGCTGAAACTTACTCGAAAATCACTCTCGAAATCGAAGGACTTGAAACCGCTACAACGTTTGCCCCGCAAATTCAGTTGATCGGAACCACCACTCCAGGGACTGGCCCGTCTCGGCACGTATATACGTCTGCATCAACCAACACGGTAGCAGACGACGCCACGCATATGTATGGCACCTTTGTCTCTGGCGGCAATGTAAACGCTATGATTGAAATATTCCCGTTAACCACAGGTCGTCCGCGCCATCTGCTTGGAAGGTCGTCCAGCGATGGTGTTGGTGGTGTTAGCCTTAGCTACGGTCGCGCGCATACCGCCGATACTGCGCACGGGATTACGGCAGTCGGCTGGACTGGCTCGACATCCTTTACCGGTACCGTTCGTGTTTGGGGGGTTCCCAAGTAATGACAACTCCAAATATGGGACTTGATCTCCCGATCCCTGGCGTGACCACCGGGCCAGACTGGGCTAACAAGATCAATGCCGCGTTCACTGGCGTTGACGGGCACAATCATAGCCCCGGCAATGGCGCGCCGATCTCGATTGCTAACGTATCCGGTGCCGGCACGATGGCACAGCAGAGTGCCAGCGCCGTATCCATTACCGGAGGCGCAATTACAGGGCTCTCCCCTCCCGTGTCTCCCGCCGACGCGGCCACAAAGGCATACGTAGACGCGGGTGGCGGCGCGAATGCGATTGCGCTTGGATTCGATCCAACCGGCACAACGCCAATGGGTGATCTCCTTTTTACTGCCACTGCAGCGTGCCGCGCCGCTGGCATTCACGAGATCGTTTTCCCCCCCGGAACGTACAAGATCCTTGGCTCGGAAAATATCGCTCCGTCGTCGTTGCCAAATCAGCCCTTCCGACTTCGCGGGATGCCCGGCGCGACGATCATTCCTCATGCGTATCCAAGTTCCACGGCGTCCGTGTGCGCCATTCAAGCATGGGCATGGGGAAACGGAGACACGATCGGACCGGGACTACAAGGGTCCACGATCAACGCCAACAGTGCTAATTGTGTTTCGTTCGTAATGACAGTTGTTGGTGGCGAAAATGTCCTTACCGGATTTTCCGACACGTCAACCATCGCGGTGGGTAGTACCGTTCTTTTGTATATTGGCGCCGATCTTACAGATGCCGGTGGTTGGCCGAATTCGTGGCTTTTCGCGACAGTAACCGCTAAGACATCGTCAACAATCACTATCGATGGAACCCTCCCGTCGCCGTGCCCAACGCCAGACGGCAACGTAGGCATTAATACGGTAAGGACGCATCAAACGCATCATACGCTTAGAACCATAACCGGGTTCAATGATAGAGTTGAAATTACCGGGTTCACGATGGATTCTACGTTTATTTCGCTTGTCTTCGTTAGATACCCTAAGGTAGATTGCTTTTGGTCAACGTGTTACTTCGGGATTAACGCTACCGGAACGCTTGGACTTAATCTTGACTTCGTCGCTGACAAGGTGACAGGATACGACACTGGCGGCGGCGGCGCATACTCGCACTATGGAGGTGCTATCGCGCTTGAAAGCTGCTATGGAACGCAAATAAACAAATACATCACAGATCGCCAAGACGGCGTCGGTTGCGTGCAAGAGGAGCTTTCTTGCATGGGTACGCGAATCGGACTGATGTCGATCAATACGGACGCGCGATTGTCGTCAGCCGGAACGGTACAGATCACCGGAGCCAATGGTGGCGCAAATAACCTGACATCAATCGATCACCTGATTATCCGTGGAGGGTATGGACAGTTTTATACTACATCCACTACCAGGATTCATAACTTCGAAAATCGTGGCACCGTCAATGCGGGTAACTGTTTTATCCGCGTTGGCACATGTGACGCGATCGTTTTCCGTGGTCAAAGTTTCAGAGGCAAAACGAGACTTCAAACGCTGGTAATCCCGATTCCAGTGGGTGCCGGAACGATCACGCGATCGATTCCACAGAACGGACTTGTTAGCAGGGTGTGGCTTAGTACCACGACCATGACTGGCGTTACCGCTGTCGTGTTTGATGGTACCGCCGCCGGATCTGCATGTGACGTAACCTCGCTGATTACATCAAATAATCAATGGCTCGATATGAACCCGCCAGCGCTAATGGCAGTTGGAACGCCAAATGTGTTTGGGTATTGTTCTCCGAGAATCAAGATCACCACTAACGGTTCCACACCTGCAAACAACGTAATGTTGATAGACGTTGAAATGATGCTTGCTGATATGGCGGCACTTGGACAACCGGTCATGGCAGATACCACGGCGGCAAACCCGCTCACTGGCAACGGCGCGCCCAGTATCAACGCGACCTACCTGGGGCAACGTTACTATAATTTCACCGGTAAGGTCTGGTATACGGCAAAGGACATTGGCACCGGTTCAAGTGATTGGGCATAATGAACGCTTTTGCTAAGAAATGCATTGAACTTGCGCTATCCGAGGATGGCGTAACGGAGACGAGCCACAACCGGTCAGCCGAAATCGACGGTTACTGTCGCGAAATCGGCGTTGACCCATCGCACGAGTACCCATGGTGTGCGATTTTCGTATCAGCCATGGTCAAGCGCGCAGCATCTTCACTTGCGGTTTCTGTGCCAATCCACTTGACCGCTGGTGTCTTTACGCTTGACGAAAAAGCACCGCAAGAATTGAAAGCCAGCGAGCCAGTCTCCGGTTCGATCTTTATCAAGGTCGGCCATGAGCATACCGGTTTCGTGAGCGGAATCGGCGCCGATGGCACGATCTACACGATCGAAGGCAACACCAACGCAGCCGGTTCGAGTGAGGGTAACATGGTTCGCGCCAGAACGCGCAAGCGCGAGGAGTTGATCGGTTTCATCGACCTAAACAAAGTGGAGATCAAGTAATGAACGTTCTGAAGATCGTCGGTCTGTGCCTTACTGCCGTTGGCGGTGTCCTGTCTGCGAATGGCGCTACCGCCGTACCGCACGCTTACGTGTTCCAGATCACCGGCATGTGCGTTGCGGCCGTTGGCGGCGTTCTGTCGGCATTTACCCCCGCCGTGCATTCGGATAAATAACGTGACGCTAGACTCGGTCGCCGTCGTTGGTATCGTAGTGCCAATGATCGGGGCGATCTTTTCGGTTGGAATGCTGTTTCAGCGCGCCAAGCGTACGGAGTCGGACGTTGCCGACGTTCGCAGGGCAATTCATACCCTGCGAAACGAAGTCATGAAGACGCTACTTGATATACAGCTTGACGTGGCGCGCTTGTCATCGTCAAGGGAAATGGCAGAGTAATGGACGCAAAAACAGTTCAAAGTATCATCTTCGCGCTTGCCGATGGCGCGGCCGTGCTGTTCCCGGTTGCAGCGGTCGAGATCAAGCTTATCGAAGCTGCTATCAAGGCGGCAGAGGGCACCGGGGTTACTCCGCTTCCCGTGGATGCGGCGCAGATTGCATCTCAGGCTTACGGAGCGGCAGCCAGGGCGGCGTCTGCCGTGGAACAGTCCAGGCACACGCGAACGCAAGAAAGCCCCGTCCAGCCCGCAACCGCGAAGCCAGACGGGGCGATCTTGGTCTCTACCGTGACTCGCTAACAGCCGGAAGCGCCGCGACCATGTTCTTTATGGTCAAAAGTACGCTTCTGTGTGCCTTGAATGCCGGATCGTTAGCGTAGCGCGTGATAAGTCCAACCGCGCGTCCGATCGCGCCGTTACCGGCGTTGCGCTCCACTTGATCGTATAGCGAGCGAACCAGCGCCTTGTCAGCGTCGGTCATTACCAGTCTACCTTGTCATCGCCAAGTGGATGACTCGCCGTTTTCGCGTCCGGTTTCTTTGACGACGCATCGACCTTGACCGAGGTAGCAGTCAGAACGGCAACCCATTTATTATAGCCGTCGATCATGATCGCCTCGCGCGCCTTGTTCTTGACAAGCTCAGAGTCAACGCGACCGAGAACCGTAACCCGCGCGCCGTCAAGCAATCGGCCAATGTCGCCGATGCATTCCGCATCGAACGTGCGCACGTCAAGGATCTTCTGTCCCTTCTCACCGGGAACGTCGATCGTCAAGCTTGCGAATTTGCCGCCCGGCGACAGAAACTTGCGCTTGACAAAGCCGACGATCCGAAATCCCGCGCCTTCTGATGGTTCGTTCATGTTTCTTCCCTAGTTAGTCGTCCAATTGAATTGCACGTTTCCACATACGCCATGGGTGGGATCATTGGGGGCCACGATCCACGTTGCCCAGTTCCCGTTAGGGTAGAATGACGACGCCGGGTAATACTGAAGATTACCGCCAAGCAACGTAACGGGTGCCTGGTAAGTAATCTGACCGTTGTTATCGACGTGAAAGAAGCGGCAAGACGTAGTTTGTGACAGGTAATTGAACCCCGGCGACTGGTTCCGCGCCATGATAAGGTTATAGCTTGCTCCGCTTCCCCCGCAGTCAAGGTTCATGTTATTCGCACCTGCAAACCCGTTCCCGCGAAGTGATGCGACATACCAATTGCCGAAAACGTCGATTCCCTGTGAATACGAAAAAAACATATTGTATGTCTGTCCCTCGCACCGATACGTTCCGACTAGCGTAGTATATCCGCCACACCTCTGCCCGGGAAGCGGGTCAGCGGACGAAATGCAGTAGCTACCCGGAGTAAGTGCAGATTTCGTCGACGCAACCGGATCGTCAATCTTCGCCTCGCCACACGCGCCAACCAAGAACACCAATGCCAGTAACAGTCTTTTCATGTTCGATCCTTTCGTTTCAGTCGTTTCCGATCTTGATATCTGATTTTGCCCTATCGGATACAAAGTTAAACACGCGCGGCAATAGTTCGTCAAGGCATCCGCCGCGCTGTGTACAGAGAAGATCAAGGTACGTAATGCAATCGGCAATCGCATCTAGGACATCGTCGTTTGTAAGGTGCGCCTTGCGCCTTTTTTCGCCCGACACACCTAGCATTGCGGCGGCAAGTTCGCCAAGTTCCTCTTGTGCGCAAAGCACAAGGCCGAAGTCAGTGTGTCCCTTGCCTCCGAAGGCAGTCTTGCACCGAAGCATATTCTTTTCGGAAAACTCTTTCATGTTCATTGCGTGATCTCCTTCATAAAACGCTGGTAGTTTCGTAAGTCCGCTGCGCCGAAACCGCAAAAAGGCGCGGCATCAACCCTTACCGTCACTTTGATACGACTGACGCGGTTCGCCTTTGTCGGTATCTGTATCTAGCAACGGAAAACTAGGCCAGCAAAATCAGTCGTTTCCGCCCAATTCCTCATAGGTCGCCAAACCAAGTCCAGCGCCAGGGAACACCACGCGAGTCAACAGTGTTGCGCAAGTCTTCTGCAACATGGCCCGGCGATTCTTCTGCCACGGGTTGCGATCGTCGCGGACCTTTTCTCCAGACTTGCCAACCGGCTTAGGGGCAAGTTCAAGAGTCGTAATCCCCGCTTGTACCGCTTCCTCGATTGAGTAGGTGTACGATACCTCTCTTCCTTGCGGCCACGACTTGCGCCGCGCAACATAGGTGCATTGGGTCATCGTCGACTCGGTCATGATGAAGTATTCGCAATCAGGGTGCGATTCGGCGAGATGAATCACCAAGTGCGCCTTGGGGGCAAGTTGCTTGCCCTGTCCGGCGTCCATCGGCCAAAACATGTCCAGTGCCTCTACTCCGCAGTAACCCATTGCGCGCCCGCGTGCCATCGCCGCGAAGATCTGTTCCTCGGTTGAATACTTCGAAAACAGGCGCGATTCATGAAGAATCTTCGCCATCTTCATGGCGCCACCGGGAGAGGTAGGCTCTAGCTGTTTCGTGAATTCAGCCACGACAAGCGCGCGAGGTTCAACGATCGTATCAACGTGAGGGACAATGCCATGCCCCGCGTCAGTGGTGACCGGCAACACTCCTGTATTTACAGTCGGGTCCGGGGTGTCTGACGCGGGGCTTTCCGCCTTGGCTGGCGTCACAACGGTCTGACTTGGCTCATTGGCCGCTTTCGTTTCGTTTTCCACCGTTGCACTTCCCTTTTCAATGGGGGGAACATTACCGGGCGAGAATGCCCGATTGATCACGTTTGCAGTATCTTCGCCGAAATCGTCGACATCGTCAAGGTTGTAATTCGCCGATGCTGTCACGGTCGGCCTTCGTTCATCGTAGATATCTTCGAAGCGGATGGGCGCGTTGACAGCAAGGCCGACAAGCCTCCTTGATAGCATGACAACGTCCATGCACGCAACTAGATTCGCGCGAACGGCCTTGTTTGACTTCCAAAACGGTTCCATGACGGTCGCGGCGTTGTGCGCATAGGTGCCATCGTCATTCTTGAGAAACGCACCATCGGCCGACCGAGCTATGACAGCGTCAAAGATTCGGTCAAGGCTTCCGTAGGTTTGCAGAAGTTCCGTTGCCGTCTTCTTTCCGACCCCCTTGCAGCCTGGAACGTTGTCCGACGTATCGCCGGTTAGCGCAAGCCAATCGCCGATCTGACGCGGAGCAACACCGAATTTCTCAGACACAACGTCCGTATCGATCAATACCCAATCATGCGTTCGGAGGACCTTGGTGTGGTCGCCGGCAAGCTGGCACAAGTCCTTATCGTGACTTGCGATCACAACGTCATGGCCAAGCGCCAACGCCGCATCATGCGCGGTCGCAATGACATCGTCCGCCTCGAAACCCTCGGCTCGCCAGCAAAGATAACCCTCGGCCTTGAGCTTTTCGATCGTGCCGTCGAATAGGCCATAGAACGATGCGGGCTTTTTCTCGCGCTGCGCCTTGTATTCGACATACAGATCGCGGCGCCACGACTTGCGATCATCGCAGCAGATCGCCACCAACGCGTCAGACCCGACCATGCCGCTGCACTGGCGGACGCCCGCGATCGTGATGTCTTGGACTTTCGAGATCGAGTCCGTTTCCGCGACCACGTGCCAAGCGGCATGGTAAAGCGCGGAAATGTCAATCAAGAGGACCGTCGGCTTTTCGTTGTTTTCCATTACATTACACCCGCGCCTAGCCGTACACCTGCGCATAGCCGTGCACCTGCGCATCGCCGTACACCCGCGCATAGCCGTGCACCTGCGCATCGCCGTACACCCGCGCATCGCCGAACACCTGCGCATCGCCGTACACCTGCGCATAGCCGTACACCTGCGCATCGCCGTACACCCGCGCATAGCCGTGCACCTGCGCACCGCCGAACACCTGCGCATAGCCGTACACCTGAGCATCGCCGTACACCCGCGCACCGCCGAACACCTGCGCATCGCCGTACACCCGCGCATCGCCGAACACCTGCGCATCGCCGTACACCCGCGCATCGCCGTGCACCTGCGCATCGCCGTACACCCGCGCATTGCCGTACACCTGCGCATCGCCGAACACATAAACAGATGCTTCTACCGTTGCAGTATCGGCGATCCACCCGCCTCCGTTGACATGGCGATGCGCCGCGACTAATCCGAATCCAAAGTCAAACATGTTTTCCATCATTTCTTCGTTGTTTTCCATTACCATCCCCCGCAAGGAATCTGTGAGCGAATTAGTTTGCGTTTCTTCGCGTCGGACCATCCCGACGGGACCTTGACCGAGTTTTTGCGACCGACGAAAATTCCAGCACGGCACAATAGCTCAACTTCTACGTAGGCCAGATCCCAGACGTTCGAAGCCGTGATCCTTGAGAGCCATACCGCTGGTTCCATGATTTAAGTACAATGGACTAAATCGCCGCGCCAGTCAAGAAATCTTTTGCATCTTTTCGATTCATGACCTAATGTGTCTTTACACCGACTCGGCGCCGCGAGGCGTCAACGCACGAAAGGATTACCATGACCGACACTACTGAGAAGAAGCCCCGGAAGACCACCACCCCGACTGAGCGCCTGGATAACGTAGGCAAGCGCGCCGCGAAGTCCGCTACCTTGGCCGACAAGGGCCGCGCTAAGCTCGTCAAGACGTTGCATGGGTGGGGCCTGGTTGCCACTGTATCGCCTCCGGAGACGACGCAGGAGCTTGCCGCCATCGCTTCGAAGGCCCATGTCGATGGGTTCACCCCCCCGAAGGCCACGCGCGCCACGCGCGCTGTGGCGACGAACGATTACAAGGAAGGTGATGCGCTTCAGCTTGTTCCCGATTTCGAGGGGGCGTATGCGGCTGTCTACTCTGCCGAGGAACGCGCGTCGATGACTTACGAGTTCTATGACGAGGTTAACAAGGTTGCCGTGATCAAGACTTCGTCTCCGCGCCAAATGGCGGCCAAGCTGAAGCATATTCAGCGAAAGGCCGTTGACACGACGGGCGCCGAGTAGTAACCTTTTAATTGATCGTTTGTCGCAGATCATAAAAACCGACACGGCCGCAGGCACGTTACGCCTGCTTTTGCGCGGTTCTTATCGGTGCTACATCGGTGGTTCGAATCCACGGCCGCGCACTGACGCTAGAAGTGCCAAACATAAATGCACGCGACAGTGGAGCGCAAGCAGGCTCAAACCTACGCCACGCCGTTAGATGTCTCCCCGGCCCGAGCTAGCGTCAACTATTCGAGGTATTGCGTCACCTTCTCCAAGGCGCATAAGGAGAAACATGATCACGGACGAATGGCTGTCTGGATTCATAGACGGCGAAGGATCCATAGGGATCGCCGGACACGGCGGATCTTTGCAGCCTCGTTTTAGAATTAACCAACGTGATGACGATGGCGATCTTGTGCGCGCAATACGCGAATACATCGGACTCGGTACGTTACACGGAAAGTATGACAGGAAAAATATCAACGCAAAGCCTCAGCTTGCGTATTGCCTAGTTGGCTCCGATTGCAATGCGTTAACGGCAATCCTGGACCGCGCTCCTTTGCGTTCAAAGAAGCGGTTTGAATATCCGCACTGGAAGAAGGCGGTAGAGATTTACTCAAACAACTTGTGCAATAGGTGGTCAGGCGATCTCGTGGCACGTGGCGCAATGTTGCAACCACTGAAAGACAAAATCGAGGCATCTCGCCTATATATCGGAGCACGATAATGGGACCTTTCTCAGCGGTGGTAGCGGACCCTCCGTGGTTTTTCAAAGACTCGCTTCCGGGCGAGACACGCGGAGCGGTTAAGCAGTATCAATGCATGTCAACGCATGACATTTGCAACATGTCATTGCCACCGATCTATGACAATGCGCTTCTGTTTCTTTGGCGAGTGTCGTCGATGGTTCGCGAGGCGTATGACGTCGTCCATCACTGGGGATTTAATCCTCATTCCGAGATCGTCTGGCGCAAGCTCACGGCAACCGGCAAAGAAGCATTCGGCATGGGCAGGATCGTTCGCGGCGCCCACGAAACTTGCATCATTGCGAAGCGCGGGAATCCGATTATCGTTTCGTCTTCCTTGCGGTCGATTTTCTCTGCAAAGGTTGGCGAGCATTCGGAGAAGCCGGACGCGTTCTATGATATCGTCGAAAAGATCACAGGAACACACACCGCCAAGGTGGAGCTTTTTGCGCGTAAGCAACGGCCAGGCTGGACTTGCCTTGGACTTGAGTCCGACGGAACGGATTTCCGCAAGTGATTCAAACGTCTCTTTTTGGCCTTCCCGAGCAAGAAAGGCCACGCGCGCCGGAGATCGTCCGTTCTAATGACTGGACATCGCGCGGTTACCAACTTGAGGCATCGCGGCGCTTCTTTGAGCTAATCGACAAAGAAGGTTGCACCGCGCCGCTGTTGCGCATGGCAACCGGCACCGGGAAGACGCGCACCGCTGGCCAGGGAATCATACAGCACTGGCTGGCAGAACATCGCGGGCCGGTTCTCGTGCTGTGCCATCTGAATACGCTAATTACACAGTTTCGCAATGAACTAGCGAAAATGCTACAGATCGATATCGGTCTAGAGCAAGGCGATCGAACGTGGGAAGGCGAACGCGTTTGCGTTGCGTCCACCGCTTCGCTGTATCGTGAAGCGCGCATGCGTCGCCTTGGGCCACGTCCAACGCTTGTAATCTGCGATGAGGCACACCATTATGTCAGCAAACAAAACCATGCCCTGCTCGATAAGTTTACCAGAGCAAAATTCTGTGGGCTTACTGCAACTCCGACACGTGCAGACAAGATCCCACTTGGAAAACGGTTTGATTCAATTGCTGTACAATATCCGATGCGAGAAGCGGTCGCCGACGGGTATCTTGTGCCGATCTTGCTTGACGTGGCGAAAATTCCTGACCTCGATTATGGATCGATCAGGCGAAAAGACTTTAATGCAGATAGCGCCGGAGCACTGC